TTACCAAGACGGGCTTCCTGATATAAAGTATAAACAAGGAGAAATAATTAACTAATGCCCATTAGTAGAGCCCAAGAACCCAGACAAATTTCCCCAGGCCTTAGAGGGGGTCGTCGATCGCGCGTGATGCGTAAGCCTTTGAAGTCCCGACCTAGACAGTATCGAAAAAAGAAAGTATAGTAAGAATGTCTTGATGACATTAAGTCACGAGAAAAGGGGCCCCTATATGGCAGACAATGAAGAAATTAAAACTCTTAAAGAAATTGAAAAAATGAAGAGTTCTTTAGACAAGATGAAACCTATGTTAGAAAAAGAATCTGTGGATGCGATAACCGTTATTGTGGAGGGAGAAAGCAAGAAACGAGATAAACACATTAGTAAAACTACACAGCCTTATGGGGCTAAATACGGCGGTCAAGTAAAGCCTAAAAAAAAGAAAAAATGGGGAGATGAATTTTATCGACCAGACATTGAGGACCCTCGTCCTCGTCCTAAACCACCAGTCGATGAAAAGGACGTAAAGTTTAAAAAAGGTGGCATTGTGGATACAACAAAATTTAGGTATATATAGTGAGTAATGGCAAGCCAATTAAGGAAATTCT